AATAGTTTTTTATTATTTTTTATAAAAAACTAGAAAAAAAGAGAATCAAGATTACTCCTGATTCTCCATTTTTATACAATATCAAATTTTAACTGGCCTGCTTTAACACCAATCTTAAGTGTGCTGCCTGCCTCTAATTCTCCCTTGAGAAGAAGTTCTGCCAACTTGTCTTCCAATTCTGTTTGTAGGGTTCTGCGAAGTGGACGAGCTCCCATCTCTGGGTCATATCCTTGATTTGCCAACAATTTCAGTGCGGAAGCTTGTAATTTCAAATCGATGCCTTTTTCAGCCAAACTTGCCACTAAAGGTTTGACCATAATCTTCACTACTTCCTGCATATGGTCGCTAGACAGGCTATGGAAGACCACCTTTTCATCAATACGGTTGATAAACTCAGGTCTATAAGCCTTTTTCAACTCTTCGAACATACGTTTTTCCATATTTTCCTGGTCAAAACGAATGTCCTTAGCCCCAAAACCAACCGTCTTATCATCACGAAGGGCTGTCGCACCAAGATTTGACGTCATGATAATAATGGTATTTGAAAAGTCAACCTTGCGTCCCTTACTATCGGTCAAGACACCGTCATCCAAGACCTGCAAGAGAACATTAAAGATGTCTGGGTGGGCCTTCTCTACCTCGTCAAAGAGGAGAACAGAGTATGGTTTGTTGCGAACTTTCTCGGTCAACTCCCCACCTTCTTCATAACCCACATAACCCGGAGGAGCTCCGTTGAGACGGCTGGCTGCGAATTTCTCCATATACTCACTCATATCAAAGCGGATAAGGGCTGATTCGTCATCAAAAAGAACTTCCGCCAAAGCCTTGGCTAATTCGGTCTTACCGACACCTGTAGGCCCTAAGAACATAAAGGAACCAATCGGACGCTTATGACTGCGAATCCCTGACTGGTTGCGGCGAATGGCACGGCTAATGCTTGAAACTGCTTGATCTTGACCGATGACACGTTTGTGCAATTCAGCTTCCAGATTCAGATATTTTTTAGCATCAGTCTGGGTCAGTTTTTGGACTGGAATACCTGACAAGCGACTCAAGGTAGTCAAAATATCAGACTCTGTCACCAAGTCTTTATAGACAGGCACTTCCTCTTCTTTTGCGATTAGCTGGGCTGCCTGTTTCCACTTGCCATCCATCAGGGCCTTGTCAGCTGGACTTAAGCCAGAATCATCTGCTGTTACATGCTTAGCCTTATTTTGCACTGTTGCTGCTGCTTCATCTAAGAGGTCAATAGCAGAATCTGGCAAGTGACGGCTAGTCAAGTAACGATGGGCCATCTTGACAGCTGTTTCAACCGCTTCATCTGTGATTTGCACCCGGTGATGTTTCTCATAAGTCGCCTTCAAGCCTTGCAAAATGGTCATGCTGTCTGCCACGCTTGGCTCTTCGATCGTCACTTTGGCGAATCGACGAGAAAGGGCCGCATCTTTTTCGATGTGTTTTTGATATTCTTCCTGAGTAGTCGCACCAACCGTTCTCAAGGTGCCACGCGCCAAGGCTGGCTTCAAGATATTGGCCGCATCTAGAGTTGAGTCAATCCCGCTCCCAGAACCCATGATAGTGTGGAGTTCATCGATAAAGAGGATGACTTGACCATCTTCTTCAATATCCTTGATGATATTGTTCATGCGTTCTTCAAAGTCACCACGGAAGCGTGTCCCTGCAACGACATTCATCAAATCAAGCTCCAACACGCGCATCTTAGCCATTTCCACAGGCACATCCCCACTAGCAATACGCTGGGAAAGACCAAGCGCCAGAGCAGTTTTCCCGACACCTGCATCCCCAACCAAGACAGGATTATTCTTTGTCTTCCGACTCAATATTTGAATCATACGCGAGATTTCCTTGTCCCGACCGATGACTGGTTCTAACTTGCCAGAACGCGCTTGCTCTGTCAAATCATGCGTATAGTCCTCGAGACCACCGCTCGGAGTCTGTGGCATGCCCATCATATTGGCCATAGAATTTTGCTTATCAGCTACTGTACGATGGCGTTGGCGTAAAGCCTTGAGGTCTTCACGAGTCCAGCCTGCACGTTCTTCTAGATTTCGACGTAGGGCAGCAATCTTAACCTGATCTTTCTTGTCTTCATAAGAAAAACCAGCTCTCTCCAAGATACGAGTCGCCAAGGCATTGCCATCATGCAAAATCGCATAAAGGACGTGCTCCGTCCCTAGCACCTTAGCATGGACCACTGATGCCACATATTCTGCTTCATCAAAAAGGACCTGCAAACGATGAGAAAAAGGCAACTCCGTAAAGGTTTCATCCTGGCTATAGTCCGTTTCAGTCAGTTCCAAAGCGACTTCTTCTAAACGGTCCATCTCATATGGATAATCATTTAAAGTCGCCCCTGCCACACTATAACTGTGATTGGACATGGCAATCAACAAGTGCCAAGACTCTAGGTAACGAGCTCCAAAATGGCCAGCAACCATGTAGGCACTTTCGATACATTCATTCAATGCTTTTGAATAGTTCATCTTACTTCCCTTTTCTATCTACCTCTTGTATGACCTGTCGTAGCATGTTTGCACGAAGGACTGGAGCTTCTTCTCCTAGAACGCGATCCAAAGCTACTGATACTAGCAAATTCATCTCCTGCTTGGTCATCAATTCCTGCTCAACCAAAAGCTGTAGAATATCCTCATAAATTTCTTGACTAATCCGCTCACCAATTGAGTAAAGCAGCTCCTTGAGCATTTCATGATGACTAGAAAACTCAATCCGTCCTATACGAATATAGCCTCCGCCACCACGCTTACTTTCAACCAAGTAGCCTCTACTTTCCGTAAAGCGTGTCTTGATCACGTAGTTAATCTGACTAGGAACAACCTGAAAGGTATCTGCCAACTGACTCCGTTGCAACTCCACAATTCCAGATTGATCTAAAATCGCCTTGATGTAGGCCTCAATATGATCCGATGTATTTTTAAATCTCATTACAAACCCACCTCTCTCTTTAAACCTTGACTATCTTTGACTATACTATCATTTAACACTCTATAAGTCAAATTTTTAAGGCTCAACCATTGGAAATACTGACTTTTTTAAAAAATACTTTGGCATTAATTCGCCTTAGTTTTTCTTGAAAGTTCCTAAAAAAGTCCACAAAAAAAAGTCCATAAAAAAGAGCCCTGAAAAGGGCGTAATATTGATGAGTTCAGCAGGCAAGAAACTAGCACGATCAAACGTGCTTTTTTTATTACCTGGTATTAGATATACCATACCTAGGAAACACTCTCAGTTATTTGAACATAATGAATAGTGCTAATCAGGTAAAATTTCACTGCTCTTTATTATTTGAATTAGTCCCAAAAAGATATCCGGTAAGTGAAAAAATAAGTAATTTAATAATTTCTATGAAGTTCTCCCCAACAGGGCTAATCCCACCTTTGTTATTCCATGTTTCAACTGCGTAAACAAAAACAAGCAAAGCTACACACCAGCCCAGTAAATTGTGTCCCTTTATCGTATTAAATACATCTTTTGTAACTAAATTGGGTTTCACATTATTTGCATTATCAATAGGAAATTGACTTGTAGTATTTTTAGGGACATCTTCTTCAATGGGAATATTGTTCATATTTTCTTTCTTAGACGACAATCTGATACTCCTCTTCTTCATGTATCTCTTGGTCGTTTAAATAAACATCTCCACGCTTGTCTGCTTTCGACCATGCTGTTCCAGGCTGATGTGTAAGTTGCGATAGATACACACCGTCGAGCTGTTTATATTTCTCCCATACTAATTCAAAAGCTCGATCGAAACGAGGATTATTATTGAATCGGACCGTATTATAAGAACCATCTTCATTAAGATAAAATTCAGTTATTCTATTAGATCTGAATTTTTTAAAAGCTTGATAAACAGATGAAATAACTGGGCCGTATTGCCATACTTCAAATCTATTCTCAAACAATTTCAATCCGTTTTCTTGTAGATATACCTTATATAAGATATATATTAATTTTTGTAATTTCATTGGAGAAATATCAATTTTTTCTTTTTTTGCTCTATCTAAGAATGTATTTGCCACATCTAAAGCAGTAATCATATTTATCCCTCCCTTACTTACAAAATATTTTTTATATACTCATTATAACACAATTATTAATAGATAACACGTATTTTTTAAGTTCCTTTTATAACACCATAAAAGTCCCTATATTCGTTTCTAAGGGTATCTTACTTGTCCTATAGCTTATATGTTGTCCGATTCAAAATAAGGTCAACATATAAAGAAAAACCAACTCCTTCCGTCAAAATCGCTTAGTTTTTACCCCCTTTTTCTCTGAACATCTCCGACTTGGAAAAAGTTCCCTTCACCGGTTCCCAAAGTATTCAAAAAATTTTTTTCAACGTGGGGGGAGTCAATATCCTTTCAGTTCTATAAATCTTTTAGCGATTACTTTTCTTCGACTATTTATATAACGAGTACTTTTACTTAGTTTCTCTGCCACGTCTTCCCAAGTCACACCAGCTTCTAAAAATCTCATTTTAAAGATGACTAGATCAGTATCAATCAGATTCTCCATCAAGGTATCTACAATTAATTTAAAACCTTCCAGATATCTTAAGGTTAAATCTTCTTCAATTCTAATTATAGTATCTTCAGTAGGACTTGAAACTTTCTTGCCCTGAGATCTAATATACGTTTCATTCCCATGTTTCTTGTTATGTATCAACTCTTGTCTTCTCAAGTAAATTTTATTAGCAATCGTTCTATATCGCCCTAACTCGATATCTATCCCGTCCAGGTCTCTGTTACTCAGTTCATACATAGTCAAGTACCTCCACTTCAATTTTAAAATTTTCTTATCTTGCATTCTGTCAAACTGACAAAAGCTTAAAAGCCTTTCAACACTCCACTTACCAGGTATCATTGTTTTAAGTTTGACAACTCTTCAATATGACAATTTAAAGAAGTATCCCTCTAATTTATTCCCCAGTTTCTCTTATCTTACATTCTGTGAAACTCACTCCATTCTGTAAACCCCTGATATACCTTGCTTTCAAGCTATTACTTCTTTTCAGTTTATGCTTACTTTGTTATGTGAAACTTAGTAAAGTTAAAAAACAAAGGCTAGTAATACTTCTTTTAATCATTCAGAATATTATTAGCCTTGTTTAAAGAATCAATTATTTTCTAGATACTCTTTAGCTTTATGGTAGTCCTTTGGAGATTCTAAGAAGAAAGGTAAAATAGTATGTGGGTATACTTCAGTTCGATACCGCGACAACTGATATTTCTGACTTAATTCTTTTACTACACTATTGTTTATTTCTTCAACTTCTTTTTTCAAATTTTGAATCTCATCAAAAGCATTTAGAATCTGTTTAAGTTTTTTCTGGTAACGCTTATAAACATTCTTATTTTCTGCCTGGCGCTTAGTTTCTTTAAAAATATATTCAAAAAGAGCCGAACTTAATTCCCATTCATCGTTTTCAAATTGTTTCTCCAGTAATTTAATAGATTCTTCCATTCTTTCAAGCTGCTCTATAGTTTCGGAGTTATTAGATAAAAATTCATCGATATTATCAAACGAAACATCTTGCTTCCTTACGATGTTTTTTCTTTTTTTATCTAGCTTTTCTCTTGCTCCTCTTATTTTATTCTTTTTATCATTTAGCTCTTCTAGTAATAAAAATACTTTTTCTTTATCCATTTCTTTCTCCTAGTTCCATTGAATAAAGTAACCACAATCTTCTTCAACTTTTTTTACATCAAATCGGGTATGTAAAATCAACCGTTTCCCAAAATAGTCATTCGCATTCACCCAACTAAGTGTATCTTTCTTGCGATCAAACAGAGTAACAAAGTTTTCTAGATCTCCGATAAAGCCTTTTTTGTCGCCTTTGTTCCCTAATGTCGTATCATCTACAATTAAAAAGTTATCTACAAAGAATGTTTCACTTGTCCCTGTCTCTTTATCAACTTTAAGAAGATAATTTCCTGAAGTGTCTTTCATTTTTTCTAAGACACTAAATAGTGATTGACTAATAACCATAGATACATTGCGCTCTGGATTGATTAAAGAAACAATAGATTTCAAGTCGTCCAGACTTGTAGCGGTCTGTACTTTCGCAGTTTGGAGAATTTTCCCAATCTCTCTATTTCGTGTTCTACGTTTTAATTTAATAATCTTCTTACCAAGAAAATCCGTTAAATTATATTGGCCATCGTCTAATTGTTCCTGTGAAAAATCAAGTTTTCCACTGAATAATTTAACTAAGTAATCAACGCTGTTAGTTTTCTTTTTATCTTCTTCTGTTCTATCAACCGAATTTTCGCTAACTTCTTGTAATGAATCATATTTAAAGTCAGTTACTTCATACTTCCCACCACGGGTGAGAGTCTCAATAATATTTACTAGATCAACCAGCTCTTTACGTTGATGTTCATCTTCATAACTATCAAGGATTGGTTTTTCAATGAGTACATGATTATTTTCTACGTTCATCCCTCTAGTGTTATAACCTGTACTTCGGATATAAGCTTCTAAATTTTCTTTTTGTTTAACTAAGTTAGTTGTCATTTTTTGCTCCTTCATCTTTTAATATCTGATTTTTGTTTATAATTTTTTCTAAAATTCTTTGCTCTCAGCTTTTCTTTTATGACTCTCCGAGTCTTTAGAATCATTTTTTCTAGATTTTGATTTGGCTTGTTTGTTAGCATATTTTTCGAGTATTTCTTGTTTCCGTTGTTCTAAGTTATCATCTTCTTTTTTACACTGAGAAAAGATTTTCTGTCTTTTCTCTGGATCCATAGAAAACTTATTGGCTACTACATACCCTAAAGAAGTATCTCCTGACATCTCCCTCACCCCTTTTCTATGCAAACAAAAAGGGACATACCACTAGCATTATATGCTTACGGTATGTCCCTGAGTTGTTCTCAATAGACTTATTTTTTAGTTTCTTTTTTGACTAGATGAGTAAATTTCCCATCTGAATAGAATAAAGTAATTTCTCCAAAACTTGGAACTTTTTCTATCTCTATTATACCACATTTTTCGTAGACAACAAAGCCTTTTTCTGTTGCAAATCGCATTTTATCATCATTCACTGATATTCTCCCCTCACTGTGTTTATAGTGTATCTCTTATCTTTGATCGTAAAAGCCTTGAAAGTGTTCCCTTCTAAACCTTTCAAAATTCTACTTGAATTTCTAGCATTGTATACCGTCCGCAGTTCACTACTATCTAGGTTCGTGTTGAAAATCGTAGTTTCTCGATTATTGATAATATCAAACAAGAAATCCTGTTCCCAATCGCTCTTAGGGGTTACCGTTCCATTTTTTGCCCCCAGGTCATCGATGATTAGAAAATCTACATCAACAAGCTTTTTAACTGCCTCATACTCTGTTAAGTTTGCATTTCTTCCATAAGCCCAGCCTTCTTTTATCTGCTTGATAATCTCAGTTAAGCTGACAAACAAGACACTCTTAGGCTCGTTCTTTTCTCTGAAGCTCTCATTGATTTCTTTGGCCAGGGCAAGCGATAAATGACTTTTTCCTATTCCTGTGCTACCGCTGATTAAAGTATTTCCCGTCATACCTGCAAGGTACTTCTGGGCTTGCCCCTTTACAAACTCTAACATCTGACGCTCCTCTGTAGTCTTAACAAAGAAATTATCAAATGTCGCTCCTTTCAACTCGTTAGGGATCGTACTATCACGCATTAACACATCATAAGTTTTAAAGTAGGCTTGTCTGTCCTCGAACTGCTGTAATAGGTCTTTCTCTTTTTGTTTAATCTCTCCCTTCACACACTCCGGGCAAAATGCTTGTACTTTTCTTTCTGAGCTCCCTAATACCGGTACAGAAATTTCCCAATAATTTACCTGGTGAATATCGCAAACCTTATCCGATATTTTTCTGTTATTAAATTCTTTAAATTGTTCCTTCATCTTTGCAACTCCTAAAATGGTAGGTCTGGGAAGTTATCTTCAGACTTCCCTTTTATGGTTTTAGGCTTTTGATTCAAATAACCGTCAAACTTAGTTCCGAAAAGTGTTTCAGGTCTCAGATATTTAGAAAATTCAGGACTATCCTTCCATTCTGCCGTTTTAATATCTATCACCTGTTTAAAATCTTCAAGTGTATAGCCTTCTTTGAATCGTGCCATTATCGGCTTCAAGTTTTTGTCCAAATATTTATAATTTTTCCCTACTGTATGATTCAGATAAGCTAGAGGGATTCTTATTAAATACTTCTCAGGATGTCCTTTAGTTATTTCCTCGATCATTCTCGGAGTTAACCAATTTGGGAAAGTAAAGTCAGGTTTACCTGACAATATATATTCTTTATATAACTCTTTATCTGACTCTTTATCTATCTCTATCTCTGTTGGACATGAGTTGGAAATAGTCTTTTTATTTTGGACATTCTCCAATTTTGGTAAATCTTGACTATTTTTTCTTTGTTCTCGCTTGTATTTTGCCCAGTTTGTTTCACTCTCAACCATGGCTTTTGCTTGAGATAATGTAGCATGTCCATCATCGTCTATCTGAATCAGTCCACATTTTGTAAAATATGCAACCGTCATATTTATATCATCTTCAGAAACATCCAGTTTTAAAGCTAATTCCTGTACCAAACTATCAAAATATCCTTCATAGTACAAAATACAATCATCTTCTAAACTTTCCAACATAAGACGGATATAAATCACTGTCATAGTGTAGCCACCAGGCATATTTTTAAGTCGCTTAATAAAAAGATTATCAAAAAACTTCTTATCAACTTTTAACCAAAAATATATTTTAGTCTTTGCCATCATCTACCCCCAAGAACTTTAAAACGTCTGAAACTTTATAATACACTTTTCTAGTATCTTCAATAGGCGGTATATACTGCGGTAGTCCTGCACATTCCCATTTTGTCAAGGTTTTATCTCCTATGCCCAGTTCTTCCTTTAGTTCCACCTTGCTGATCAAATCTAATCTTTTTTGAGGTGCTTTCTCATGGCTTTTTAAATACCGTTCCACTGCTTCCAAAATCTTAGACTTTAAATCTTCAATCATTTTTTCAAACATCTTAGTACCCCCATGGATTAAGCCCTGCAAGCTGAATATATCGCCCATAATCAGGGGTTAAATCCTCGCTAGTCGTTTCAATCGTCTGTGTACTTTCTCTCTCGATTTGGGTGCTTTTTTTGTGGTCTTGATAGTTTAAATAAAGCAGTAGGCCAATCATTACCACCACAAAGATAATCGATTGTGTATTGGTCAAATCTAGTTCATTCATGTTATGCCCTCGCTTGGTAATTCTTGATATAATTCACTTGATAGCTTTGCTTCAACTTCAGAAAGTCGTACACCTCTTCAGAAGTTACTTTATCATCTAAAAAGTCAATGATGAACTGAAAGAGGTTCGGATGTCTATCCTTGATTTTAGTCATTAGCTTGTCAAATTCTGATCGTGTCATGTTGTCTAGGTCTAGAGTCATATTTTTCTCCATTAGCCTTTCCTTGTCCTTTTTCTTGCCTGTTTTCTTGCCTGTTTTCTATATGGTATGCTTCACCACTCCAAACGCTGGGCGATTGCCCCAAGTTGGCGAACGCTTGTAGCGGTGTTTCGTGAGTAATTACCCATCTTTCAGCTAAACAAGGTCTTAGAATCACCCTGTCAGCGCTTGATTTCAAAACCTTTTCTAATTGCTTGCCTGCTCTTCGGTTTTTCTTTAGGTATTTGATAGAATAGATATTTTTTGCTATAATCAAAGCATAGAAAAAATTTCTATACTCTGAATTGTGTCGCTTGCTCTCCTCGGTCAAAATTCGAGCAAGTGATTTTTTTATTTTCTTTTTGCATGATTACTACCTGACTTTGGTTTATAAAGCAAGTCTTTACTTTCGATAAGATCCAGAATCCAGCTGAATCCTTGCTCCACCATTTCAAGAAATGCGCCCAGGTCTTCACTGTCCAAGTTCTCGTAGTTCATACAAAGATATTCGGCTAGTTGTCTGTCTTTCTCAACTAGCTTTTTAAAATCCTTGGGATACTTAGGAATTTCTACTCCCTTGGCATTTGTAACTGTCTTAAAATCATTTTCCATTTTCTATACTCCTATGCTTTAAAAATTAGTTCTTTAATTTCTGAATATCTCATATTCAAGTTGATCATCGCTATTGCCATATCTTCCAAACGCTGATAGCTTGTCAGTTCATCACTGGTTAAACTATCAATACCGTTTTCACTTTCTCGCTCTTGCATGAGTTGGGACTTGTTTTTCCCAGTCGCTCCCTTTAGTAGTAAGTTTGTAAGTGTACTATAGGCATGCTGAGGTGCTTTCTCCCATGATTTGATAGCTTCGGTTAAGGTCTTGCGCTTTGGCTTTTCCAGTTCCCGTTGAAGATAGCGTTTAGAAAGTTCATCACGCATTTCAAAGAATGCTTTGACTAGGTTCTTTTTGAATTGCCGTACTGGTTCGGTATTCTTTAGATAAGTGATCAGCAAGGTAGCTTGTTGCTCATTCAGAAGATAAATTTTTTTCGGTTGCCCTCTCTTATCTAATTTATGGATTTTAAATCCAAGTATTCCCAACGCTTCAAAATCAGCTTTATTGTCTCTGACTAAGCGTGTAATAGTATGGTGCTGTACTTCAGCACATTCAGCGATAATCTCGCTCGTAGTATACGGCTCTTTCTTGCCGTCCATATAAACCAGTTCCATTGGTTCGCTCCTTTCTTCTTTTGTCAATGCTTGCCACCTAAAACAGTACCAAAGTAAATCATTGAGGTAGGGAAAATTTAGGAGAGAATAAACCCCTACAAACCCTTGATACTGCCATAGGTAGCAAGCAAAATATTTCTAGATTCTGTCTTATGTCCCTTTCTAGTAATCTTCAGCTAGCCATTCCATGGCTTTTTGGTAAATGCTCGGCTTGACTTCGCCACCGTCTCGAATTTTTCGATAGGTAACTTGTGTAACTCCGATTTCTTCGCCTGCTTGCTTAGCAGTCAATTTCTTATCAGCTTGCTTTCGGCGAATCGCTTTTGCTTGTGTTGAGGTAATAAGCAATGTAAGTTCCTCCTTTCTTTATAACATTTTTGTTAGTTATCTTGTATTTTACTAAATAAAATGTTAGTTGTCAACGATTTCTAACATTTTTGTTAAAAAATTATTTTTTTATGTTATAATTATCCTGAGGTAATATATAATGAACAGATTACAAGAGTTACGAAAAAACAAAGGGGATACCCAGAAAACACTTGCTGAACTTCTTGGTGTGTCAGAAATGACTATATCACGTTGGGAAAAAGAACCAGAATTAAAAATTAAATATGAATATATACAAAAACTAGCGGAGTATTTTAAAGTTAACATTGGTTATCTGCTGGGATATGATAAAACTATCCAAAATGAAGCATTAGGTAGCTATCAAAATATGGCAAGATTATTACGCACTAACCCAGATTTAAAAAATATAATTTCAGAATACGATGAAACTAATCGAAAAAACGGGAAGTGGGATTTATCTCTTTTAGTAGAAACTGATAAGCTCCCTATAATCGAACAAGATATTAAGAATCTTATTCTTGAAGAGTGGAAAAAAACTCAAGCTGAAGATTATGATGAGGAAATATATGGTACTCTTTCTGATAATATTTCAAGAATCTATATAGCTCTTGGACAACTGCCAATAGTTTTTAAAGATTTTTTCGGTTCTTTTCTAACCCTTCCAACATCTGATAAAAAAATCGTTATGCAACTAGTAAATAGTCTATACGAAAAAAATAAAGGAATCGGTGTCATAGAAGAGCATCCTGATAAACAATAATTTGGAATTTACATAAAATTATCTGATAAAAAACTAAAAAGGAGTAACACCCATGGGATTTTTTGACACTGTAAAACAAGAAGGAAGCTTTTCTACTGCATCTGGAGTAAATGGACTACACTACGTTGTCCTTCAGGTAACATTGAAAGAAAAGTTTTTCGGCACTGGATCAGGAAACCTTACAGAATTAGAAGAGATTATCAATAAACAAGCTTCAAAAGGTTATCGCCTACATACCATCACAACCGCCAATGGTGGAAGCAAAGGACTAGGTGGTGGTGACCGTATTCAAGCCACAATGGTATTTGAGAAGATTATATAAACCAGACTACTAACCCTAAAAGGGGAATGGTTTCTATCGGAAATTTTAAAAATTTTTTAACTAAAATACTTGACAAGATATAAAAAAGCCCTTATAATTAACATAATCGATGAATAGATGCGCTTAGCATCACACCAAAAGGGCTTCACTTTGTGAGGCCCTTTTGCGTTGTAGAAAGAGAAAATAATGAAACCTTTTGCAGATGAAACAAAACAGATAGATATTTTAAAGTCTAGGAAGCTAGATTTTCTGGATGAAAACAAAGCGAAAAGAGTATTGAAGCGCTACGGTTATTACGAAGTCGTAAATGGATACAAAATGTTTTTGTTAGAAGAAGATTGCACGAAAGAACGGTATAAATCAGGAGCTACTTTTGAGCATCTAACATCTCTATATGAACTTGATAAAAGTATTAGAAATGGTGTTATACAAGCTTCATTAGAAATCGAATTATCACTAAGAACTGCCATAGCTTATACACTTGCTGAAGACTTCGGCGTAGAAGAACGTCAGTATTTACACTATCAAAATTTTAGACAAGGAGACACTACCTGGAGCAATGGTCACCCAACTAATGAGCGTGCTATACTTCTTGACAAACTAAATCATATTTTAACTAGGAATATAGAGCCTTTAAACCATTACAGAAGCAATCATGGTCATATTCCACCTTGGATTTTATTAAAAGAGACTACTTTTGGAAATCTAAAATATATCTTCAAACTCCTGAAAGGCCCTCAAAAAGATAAAGTCATTTCAATTTGTTATGGCATAGATATTTCAGATGTAACAGATGATTTCAAAGCTCTCTTCAAGGATACTCTTTCTGTTGTAAATAGTTTTAGAAATAGATCTGCTCATAGCGGAAGAATATTCAATTTTAAGTCAACTATCCATAAAATAGGCTATAACAATACCTTTCACAATGAAATAAAGATAACACCTGCTCAGTATCGTAGGGGATTGGGACAAAGTGACCTCTATACATTATCAAAAATATTAAGTTATTTTGATAATGAAACGGCTAAAATAAATCTAGATTTTTATATCTCATATCCGATAAAAAAACATTGTGAAAATTATCAAGAGGATCTAGAATTATTAGCAAATGAAATGAACTACCCTTTAGATGAATTAAAACAAGAACTAAAGGAATAACAAAACCTGTCAATGTGTTTCAAACCTTTTTTAGAAACACTTGTAAAAATTTCTAAAAAGTGATATTATATTTCTTAATCGTAAAAGAAACCCTTTTGGGTTACACTGCTCTATGCCTGTATCTCTATATAGGTCAGGGTTACAACAAGAAAATAAGTGTATCAGCTTTTTAGTTGATACACTTTTTCTATTCCCCATATAAGCCCCATATCCACCTTGTTTCCTATTCTGGTACCATTTTGCCGTCTGACTGCTTAAAATCAAAAATAGGGGCATTCTCGTAGCTCCTCGCATGGTATAAACTCAAAACCTTTTCTAATTGCTTGCCTGCTGATGGAAAAAGGAGTAAAACCATGAAGATTACACAACACACGAAAAAAGACGGATCAGCAGTCTACCGCTCCAGTATCTATCTTGGTATCGATTCTGTAACTGGTAAGAAGGTCAAGACTACTATATCAGCACGAACAAAGAAAGAACTCAAAAACAAGGCCACCCAGGCTAAGGTAGAATTTGAGAAAAACGGCTCTACACGGAAGCAACGCTCACATATAACAACCTATAGCGAACTCGTGGACTTGTTTTGGCAAACCTACCAGCATACCATAAAGACTAATACGCAGATAAAGATAAAAGGTTGCTTAAATAATTACCTCTTGCCCTCATTTGGTACTTACAAACTAGATAAACTTACTCCTGTTATTATCCAAACTCAGGTAAATAAGTGGGCGGATGAGTACAATCAGGACGGAACGGGGTATAAAGAATACAATCACCTTCACGCCTTAAATAAACGTATTCTACAGTATGGAGTTTCTATCCAGGCATTGGATAATAACCCTGCTCGTGATGTTGTCATTCCTAGAAAGATAACAAGAGATAAGCAAGAAATTAAATACTTTCAAGATCAGGAACTTAAAAACTTCCTCTCCTATCTCGATAACCTGGAGAATACCTTTATCAATTTCTATGATACTGTGCTTTATAAAACGCTCCTAGCTACTGGACTGCGCATCCGTGAATGTCTGGCCCTAGAATGGTCTGATATTGATCTGCAGAACGGAACAATCGATATTAACAAAACACTCAACATTTTAAACCAGGTAAACACTCCTAAGACAAAATCAAGCTATAGAGTTCTAGATATCGATCATAAAACAGTACTCATGCTTCGTCTCTACCGAGCAAGACAAGCAGAAAACGGTAGAAACATTGGCTTAACCTATGAGAAAGTATTCTCTGATAGCTTTGACAACTATGTCAATACTCGAAAGGTTGATTATCGCCTACATAAGCACTTAAAAAACGCTAACTGTACTGATTTAGGCTTTCATGCTTTCCGACACACTCACGCTAGTATCTTGCTTAATGCTGGCCTGCCATACAAGGAAATACAGACACGGCTTGGCCATGCAAAAATATCTGTAACTATGGATACTTACAGCCATTTATCAAAAGAAAACCAAAAAAGAGCAGTCTCATTCTTTGAAACTGCCCTCGAAAAAATAAAAAGTTCTTAAAAAAGTCCACAAAATAAAAAAAGCGATACATAAAACCCTTATGTATCAACGATTATAGAATGATTTCGGTATAATTGACTATTATACCGAAATTTTCTCATTTTTAAAAGAAAAAGGGCGCTGGTAAAGAATAATCTTCACCAACTCCCTATTTTTCTACTTATCTAAACCTAATTCTGCCAATATTTGACGTTTATAGGCAATCTTTTGAACTTCCTTGTCCTCATCTTCAGACCAATCTAGTTTAATTTCTGAAACAATCTGCCCAGGGCGATTTTTCAAGATATAGATGCGGTCGCTGAGACTGAGGGCCTCCTCGATACTGTGAGTAATAATCAAGGTTGTTAGCTGCAACTGCTTGTGAATCTCAAGGTACCAAGCGTGGAGCTCCATCTTGGTCATCTCATCCAAGGCGCTGAAGGCCTCGTCTAAGAGAAAGAGTTTGTGCCCAAAAAGGTAGGTTCGGAGCAAGGCTACACGCTGGCGCATCCCACCACTGAGTTCATGAGGATACTTGTCTCGTACAGCTGTCAACTGGAAGGTCGCAAGAATTTCATCTGCACGGGCAATAGCTTCTGCCTTATCCACCTTTTGAATCAAGAGGGGCAGAATGATATTACCAAGCACGGTCTTGTGCTCCAAGAGCAGATCCTTTTGCAACATATAACTCACGCGCCCCTTGGGATTCTCCTCACCGTCCAGAACAATTCTCCCTGACTGAACTTCTAAAATCCCCGCAATTAAGTTGAAAAGCGTAGTCTTACCAACACCACTTGGGCCTAGGATGGAAACCACTTCACCTGAAGTCACCTGCAGATTGATATCCTCTAAAATCCTCTCTTGATCATAGGCATAACTGACGTGTTCTAGTCTAATTTCTGTCATTATTTCACAAATTCATTGGTAAAGCCTTTGTCTGTCAAGTCTTCTTTAAGGATACCATTTTCTTTATCCCATTTGTAGAAGGCATTCCAGCGAGCTGCATCAAATTGACCCCATTTTTCCTTGTCGCTTGCGTATTCTTTTGACAAGTATTTTTGAGATTCGATGACAAAGTCACGTTTTTCCTGAAGTTCAGGTGCATTCTTGATGAGGATATCAGCTGCTTCTTCTGGATGCTCCATAGCATATTGGTAACCTTTTTTGATAGCTTGGATAACTTTGCGTGCTTCTTCTTTGTTGTCTTTGAGGTAGTCGTTGTTTGCGATGATAACTGGTGAGTAGTAATCAAATTCCTTGACGTAGTCTTTCAAATACATGAAGTTAGCCTCTACGCCTTGAGATTTTGCAAGGATACCATCCCATCCGTAGTAGATCCATGCAGTATCAAATACTCCATTAGCAATCGGTGTGATAGAGTTTGAGTCGTTATTTGGTACTTTTTCAACCTTCTCAAAGTCTCCACCTTGAGATTCTACCAAGGTTTTCAACATAGCAAGTTCCGTTGGGTCATTCCAAGTTCCGTATTTCTTACCAACCAAGTCTTTTGGACTAGCTACATTGTCAGATTTACGAGAGATGATTCCTGATGTATTGTGCTCAACAATAGCTGCAACAGCAGTGATTCCTGCTCCTTTTTCCAATTTTTTAGCCATGTAGTCTTGGAAATACACTGCAAATGGTGCCTTACCATTGATAACCAAGTCAGAAGAACTTTCTTCTGGTGGCAATTTCAAATCAACATCCACTCCAGCTTCTTTGAAATAACCTTTTTCCTTGGCAACATAAAGTCCTGTATGGTTGGTATTTGGTGTCCAGTCTAGGATAAAGTCAATCTTCTTGAGTTCTGCTTCCTTATTATCCTTAGATGCAGTTCCTTGGCCACAGGCCACAAGCACAACAGCTACAAGAGCTGTTAAAACAGTTAAAAACACTTTCCATGTTTTCTTCATTTCAATTTCCTCTTTTCTTTTTCAGAAACATTCTTTTTCTTATGAACGTTTCCATTTAATAACATATTTTTCACTAATATCGACCAACTTCATACCAAGAAGACTGATAATCGATACCAGAATAATAATAGCAAACATGGTATCATACTGAAACAGTTTCTTGGACTGAATCATGTAGACACCTAGTCCTTCAAAGCCTCCCAACCACTCAGATACCACTGTTGTGATGAAGGCGTAGGAGACACTGACCCTCAGACCTGCATAAAAGTAAGGCAGGCTGACTGGGATTTTAAAATGCCAAAGGATTTGCCAAGGTTTGGCCCGCATCAGACTAAACAAGGTCAGCATATCCTTGTCACAATGCCTAAAACCGTCCAAAATGCTGACGATGATAGGAAAGGTTGTCGTCAAGATAATCAAGACAATCTTAGGGAGAATCCCATAACCTAGCCACAAGACCAGGATAGGAGCTATGGCAATGGTCGGAATGGTCTGAACGACCACCATCATAGGGTAAATCAGGTCATTGAGCCAAGTCAAACTATCCATAAGCACAGCCATGAGACAGGCAATCAAAACTCCCAGAACCAACCCCAGCAAAGCCACTCTCAAGGTCGCCCAGCTATGGTGCCAGAGAAATTCTCTATCACGAACAAAGGCCTGGAGAATTTCAAGAGGTGTCGGAAGAATAAACTTGGGGAGAAGTTTAAGAAAACCTGCTAACTGCCAGATTGACAAGATTCCTAGAAAGCCCAATAGACTAATGTGTCGTCTCAGTATACTTTTCAAGTTTCTCATCAATACTTAAAATCTCTCCTACATTTATTTTGACATTGGCAAAGACATTATCTGCCTCCTGCCCCGCTACTTCTAGCGCTTCTTTGAGAATGCGCATAAGCTCATCAAACTCCCCTTCCAAGACCGTTTCAAAGGGTGTCACCACCATCGTCACTTCTTGAGCTTGTAGATAAGCAATGACCTGATCGATAACAGCTATCCGATCAATTCCCTGTGCCAAGGGTAAAACTTGCAAGGCGATGCTTGCTTTCATAAGAACCTCCTCTTCTCGTTTTCCTTTGACAAAAAGAAAAACCTTTACCATATATGGAAAAGGTCAAGATTAGACTAAGTATCGTTCCCTACGCTGGCATTACCCAAATCAGGTGCGGTCGAAGTTTAACACTTCCTCTCAGACTGTACACAGACTCCCATATATTATATGGACATATGATAGCGCAAAACAAAAAAAATGTCAAGGAAACTGCTTACAGAAAAACATGAAAAAGAGTTTGAAAACAAATGCTTCAAACTCTATATAGCTTTTTTATTTAGCCTCGTACCAGGTTGCACCTTCATTTTCATCTGCGATGAGGGGAACACTGAGTTGGATGGCTTCTTCCATAGTTTGTTTGACCAATTTTTTCATCTCTGCTAGTTCCGATTTAGGAACTTCAAGGACAATTTCATCGTGCACTTGCAACAGCATCTTAGTCTGATAACCACCTGCAACCAAGGCTTTATCTAGCTGAATCATGGCAATCTTGAGAATATCTGCCGCCGAACCCTGAATAGGAGAGTTGATAGCTGTCCGCTCCGCAAAACCACGAATATTAAAGTTGCGCGAATTGATATCTGGCAACTCACGACGACGCTTGAAAAGTGTCTCTACATATCCCTTATCACGCGCCTCACGCACCACTTCATCCATGTAGTTTTTAATACCTGGAAAGCGTTCAAAGTAGGTATCAATGTAGGCTTTGGCCTCCTTACGACTAATTCCCAAATTATTAGACAAACCAAAGTCTGAAATCCCGTAAACCACTCCAAAGTTAACGGCCTTGGCATTTCGACGGTCGTTTGCAGTCACATCCTCAGGACGCTCAATGCCAAAGACCCTCATGGCTGTCGAAGTATGGATATCTGCCCCCTCTTGGAAAGCCTTAATCAAGTGCTCATCCTTAGAAATATGTGCCAAAACGCGTAATTCAATCTGTGAATAGTCCGAGCTGAGAAGGACACTATCCTCCCACTCAGGCACAAAAGCCTTCCGAATGAGACGGCCCTGCTCCAAACGCACAGGAATATTTTGCAAGTTTGGATCCACACTAGACAGACGACCTGTTTGGGTCAAATCCTGCACATAGCGAGTATGAATCTTGCCATCAGCCAAAATCCAGTCCTGCAAGCCAATCACATAAGTAGACTGAATCTTAGCAATCTGACGGTAATCCAGGATTTTCTTAACAATCGGTGCAATCGGAGCCAGACGCTCTAACACATCCACTGCTGTCGAGTAACCTGTTTTAGTTTTCTTGGTGTATTCTAAAGGAAGTCCCAATTTTTCAAAGAGAAGGACACCCAACTGCTTAGGCGAGTTGATATTAAACTCCTCACCAGCCAGCTCATAAATCTCTTGAGTCAGTTTTTCAATGACAAGCTCATTTTCAGCCTGCATCTCAAGCAAGGTCTCTTTTTTTACCTTAATACCAGCGATTTCCATCTTGGCAAGGACAAAGGCAAGAGGTTGCTCCATATCATAAAGAAGCTCTAACTGCCCATTTTCGCTGAGTTTTTCAATTAAAATAGGCTTTGTTTCGACCAAAACTGCAATCTTACGAGCCAAATGTTCCAAGAATTTCTCGCGTTCAGGAACGGCTTTTTTGACACCCTTACCATAGAAAGTCTCATCATCGACCAAATAAGTCTGACCATAAAGACTAGCGATGGTCGCAATTTCATTGTCCTCCACAGTCGAAAGGAGGTATTTAGCCAAGCGGCTATCAAAGGAAGGAGCCTGCAAATCCACACCAAAACGACGCAAGAGAACCTTGGATTTTTTAAAATCATAAATTTTCAAAGATGTTTTTTCTAAGAAATCCTTGAAAATAGGTTCCTGAAAAAGCTCAAGCTTGTCTGTAGCATAGAGCTTTTCCCCACAAGACCAGGCAAAACCAACCAAATCATCCGTATGGTAATTCTCACCAAAAAGCTCAAAATGGAAGATAGACTCTTCACTCAGCATGTCTTGACTGATTTGGTCAACAATAGTAAAGTCCAAACTCTCAGCCACTTCAGCTGACGATGCATTTAAAGTCTGCTTGAGCTGTTTGAAGCCCATCTCATCGTAGAATTTCCCAAGGTTTTCAACATCTGGACCACTATAGACCAAATCCTCCAAACCAATCTCAATCGGTGCCTTGGTATCAATGGTCGCCAGTGTTTTAGACAAAAAGGCCTGTTCCTTATCATTGATGAGATTTTCCTTCATCTTAGAAGCCTTCATCCCATCGATATTTTCATAAATCCCCTCAAGCGAACCATGCTCCAGCAAGAGCTTGATACCCGTCTTTTCACCGATTTTGGTCACCCCAGGGATATTATCCGACTTATCACCCATGAGCGCCTTGAGATCGATAAACTGAGTCGGTGTGATGCCCATCTTTTCCATAAGATATTCTGGCGTAAAGGCCTCAAACTCAGCCACACCTTTCTTGGAAATCTCAACCACCGTATGCTCATCCGTCAGCTGAATCAAGTCCTTGTCCCCACTGACAATGGTAATATCAAAACCATCCTGCTCAGCTAGTTTATCCAGCGTCCCAATGATGTCATCCGCCTCATACTGAGCCAACTCATAATGACGAATCCCCATATGATCCAGCAACTCACGAATGAAGGGAAATTGCTCACGAAACTCATCAGGAGTCTTAGCCCGACCACCCTTATAGTCCGCATACATCTCTGTACGGAAGGTCGTCTTACCCGCATCAAAAGCCACCAAAATATGACTCGGCTCAACCCGTTCCAACAAGTGGCTCAACATCAACTGAAAGCCATAAATCGCATTGGTATGCAAACCAGCCGCATTCTTAAAACGGTCTAACTGCTGATAGAGCGCAAAAAACGCCCGAAAAGCAACAGAAGACCCATCAATCAATAATAATTTTTTCTTATCCATACACCCATTATAAAGGAAAGCACCAAAAAATACCATTGGGAAGAGTTCCCTGAGAGAAACTAAGATAATCTAAAAAAGAGAAGGAAGTTACTCCCTCTCTTTCAAACTACGAAATGAATTAGTTTTTACGTTTCACAAATGGAAGGGCACCAAGGAACAATCCAAGGAATCCTAATGATGCAACTGCAGCATTATCTTTACCACCAGTATTTGGAAGTTCTTTTTTATCTTCTGCTTTTGCTGCTGGTGCTTGATAAGTATTATCCTTGTTAGTACCTGCTGTTGTAAGAGTATATTCTGGAACTTCGTTAATTGCTGGGGCGTCGGTTTCTGCATACGCTGGAACTTCAGTAATTGCTGGGGCACCTGTCTCTGCATACGCTGGAACTTCGTTAATTGCTGGGGCGCCTGTCTCTGCATACGCTGGGACTTCAGTAATTGCTGGGGCGCCTGTCTCTGCATATGCTGGGACTTCAGTAATTGCTGGGGCGCCGGTTTCTCCGTATGCAGGAACATTATTCACTGTAGCGTCTTCACCATTTGTAGATAAAGGCCCTGTATATTCTGGAACTTCGTTAACAGCTGCTAAGACAAAATTAGCACCACCTTTATATTCTGGAACTTCATTAACAGCTGCTTCTAAACTATTAACTCCACTGTTGAATTCTGGAGCTACCTCAGCTACAGGAGATAATAATGCTTCTCCGTTTTCATTCACAGGTGTATTGGTTGCAAGAGTTCCAGTGAATTCTTGAGCTACCGCAGCTACAGGAGGCAATAATGCTTCTCCATTTTCATTCACAGGTGTATTGGTTGCAAGAGTTCCAGTGAATTCAGGGGCTACCTCAGCTACAGGAGCATCAGCCGCATTAACTCCTCCACTATATTCAGGAGCATCAGCTACAGTAGGAGGTGTTGCATCATTTACCCCACCATTGAAATCAGAGCCATTATCCCCAGCAGGAGAGTCACTAGGATTCACACCACCGTTGAATTCAGGAGAGTTAGGAGCACTTGGAACTTGGTCAGGTTGTTTAGCATCATCAGAAGGTGCATCACTAGGACTTACACCACCACTAAAGTCTTTCGATTCTTCACCCTTAGGAACTTCTTTTAAGTTTTCGATGTAACCTAAAGTTGCGTTGTAATTCTCAGTTAGTTTGGCAATTGCATCGTCATCCTCTTGAACTGCTTCGTTCACTTCGTCGAAATTGGCCTTAGCTTCTTCAGCTGCTGCTTTAGCAGAAGCAACTGAAACTTCTAGTTTAGTTACAGCATCTTGCAATCCATCTTGGATAGCTTGATCCGCATTGTATTTCTTAGCAGTTTCAAGAGCAGTTTTAGCTTTTTCTAAAGTTTCGTTTTGTTTCTCTAATGTAGCATTTTTCTCTTCTACTACCTTAGCTTTTTCAGCAGCGTCAGCCTTATCTTCCTCAGCTTCTTTAGTTAATTTTTCAATTTTTTCAGCTAAATCATCAGCAATGTCTGTAAGTTTTTTGACAATTGGTTTAGAAGCTTCTTTTTTAGCTGCTTCTTCAATTTTTTTAGTTTCGTCAGCAGTTAATTCTTTAGTTTTATAAGCTTCAGGAGCTTTATCTTTTGTGTTAGCATCGTTGAGGAATTCATCTATAGCTTGAGTAGCTGTAAGAACTCCATCTTCAATCGCTTTTAATAAAGCTTCTTTACCGATTTCAGCTTTTGCTTCTTCGATAGCTTTCGCTTTATCTTCTGGCTTGATGCTAGCATCCTTGTTGACTTTATCTTCAGCTTTTTTTTCAAGTTGCTCTAAAGCACCTTTCAAAGCTTCTAAGTTATCTGCTTCTTCTTTTTTAGCGTCTTCTTCTTTTTTAACTTCTTCTTCAACTTTAGCTTTTGCTTTAGCTGCTTCTTCTTTAGCCTTAGCTAATTCAGCTTCTGCATCAGCTTTAGCTTTGTCTGCTTCTGCTTTTGCAGTCTCAGCAGCAGTTACATCAACAGCTTCTTTTTTAGCTTTAGCTGTAGCTTCTTCTACTTTTTTAGCTTCTTCAGCAACTTTCTTCTCTAATTCAGCAACTTTAGCATCAGCTTCTGCTTTAGCTTTAGCAGCTTTTTCAGCTTCGGTTGGTTCAGCTTCTTCCTCTGGAGTTTCTTCTGCTGGTTTAGCTGGTTCTGCAGCTTCTTTTGCTTCTGCTTTTTTTACTTCTTCAAGAAGATTATCACGTTTTTCAGTTAAATCTTGAATTTCAGCTGTAGCATCTTGAACTTTCTCAGCAGCTTCGTCAAATTCAGATTTGGCAGTATCACGTTCTTTTTCAATCGCAGTTACAGCTTTTTCTAATGGTGCTGTGATATCTTCAGCAAATCCGTTATCTTTAGCGGATTTAAGAGCTTCTTTTGCTTCTTTTAAAGTATCTTCCTGTTTTTTTAGTGTTTCAGCTTTCTTTTCAGCATCAGCTTTTAATTTCTCAGCATCATCCGTTAAGTTTTCAATTGTTTCAGTTAAATCATCAGCTTTGTCTTGCAATTTTTCTGATGCAGGACGAGCAGCATCCGCTGCTTCACCTTCATCAATTCCCGCTTGAACCTCTTCAGGAAGCTTGTCCTTAGATACAGGAGTTTCTGTTTTAATTGTTGGATTAGTATCTTGTGCTTTTTCAGCATCATCTGCTAACTCAGCAAGAATATCAGAGGCACTTAATTCACCAGACTCAACAGCCTTTAATAATTCTTCTTTTGCTTTTTTATCAAGCAATTCGTTATCAGGCATTTGTTTCAAAGCTTCAGTTAGACCTTCTTTAGCTTCAGCTTCTTCTTTTGCGGCTGCTTCTTCTTTTGCGGCCTCTTCTTTTGCTTTAGCGTCAGCTTCAGCTGCTTTAGATTTAGCATTAGCTAATTCGTCATCAGCAGTCTTTTTAGCTTTTTCAGCTTCGACTTTTGCAGTTTCAGCGTCAGCAGCTTCTTTTTTCTCTGTTTCAAGTTTTGCAGCTGCATCAGTTGCTGTAGTAGTTGTTGTATCTACTTTTTCTTGCGCTGCATCAACTTTAGCATTAGCTTCTTTTTCAGTTTCTTTTGCTTTTTCTACCTCAGTTTTTGGAGTTTCAGCCGTAAGTGTAGGCTTAGTTTCTCCAGTAGGTTGAGCAGCTGTAGGTTTGTCATCAGCTTTCACAACTGACGGTTGAGATGCAACAAATGTAGCACCTAAAACAG